AGATCTGCAGTTTTTTTGCCGCGATCGTCTAGCCCTTCGCGTTTTAACACTGCAGCATGTAAAGTGTTATGCAGCGCGGTTGTGGCTGCGTCTGTTGTCTTATTCCAGCGAAAGCTTTCAAAGCCTTTTGCGCTCGCTGCGCCGCTGTTAATGTGAATAGATACGCAAATATCAGCGCCCCACGCGTTTGCTGCGTTGCTGCGATCGTTTAATGAAGGATATGTGTCCCCAGTGCGCGAAAGCTTCACGTCTGCCCCTTCGTATTCGTTTAAAAGTATGTCGCGCGTTTTTAAAGAGATCTGCAGCGTGACGTTTTTTTCTTGTAGTCCGTTTCCAGACGCCCCCGGATCTTTGCCGCCATGTCCCGGATCTATAAAAACTTTTTTAACCATTTTTTCAGTCCCCTTCTGCCTAGTTTTTTAAGCAGCTGCAAAAGGATCCTTTTAAATAGTCGGATCATCTGTTTTGTCCGGCGTTATTGCATGCGCGGTGCTTTTTGTCGCGCTATAAAGTCCGCTGGCTGATAATCCATAAAGTATGCCAGATAAGATCGTGCCGCCTATGCTGCCAGTCGCGTTGGCTGTCGTGATAAAAGAGATCAGCACGCCCAGTCCTAGACTGATAAAAGGCGCGAATTTTTCCATTTTCGGCGATAACATTTTAAAAAGTTGTGTGATTGCTACTACGATAGGCACTGCGGCGGCGTTGTTTACTACGTCCGCGCTTGATAGAAAAGATAGATCCATTATTCTTTCCGCCTTTCCAGTTCTTTGTCGATAAATACTTTCCAGATCGTAAGCATGGTTTTAAGATCGTTTCGCACTTCGCCGATTTGTTCTTGAATTTCTTTTTGCAGCTGATCATATTTCCGCGTCTGGCGTGCTTCGCGGATCCTGCTTTCTCGTATATAAAAGATAAACAGGATCATAAAAAGCAGCGCGAAAGGCGTTTCACTTGTCGAAAATAGCTGGATAACTTCTTTAAAAAATTGATCCATAATTATTCACTTTTGCAGCTTGTCTTTATTATCCTACGCAAGTTTTTATCCATGCGTGATCTCTAATGTGGCAGAAGCTAACATGCGCATATAGTTTCCAGTGTTGGATCCGTCATACAGCCATAAAGTCTTCGCTTTTCCATCTCTGAAAGCTTCGCCATAACTATTCGGTAAAGTTACCCATTTACGCTGCCCCCATGTGAAAGATTCTGCAGCCATGAAAGATCCTAGCAGTCCAGAAGGCGTTCCCTTGCTTGTGGCTGCATTATAGTAAAAGTGTGGCTTTCTGGCTGTATTATCGCCATAGCCATTATATCTGGCAATAGAGATCCGCACTTTTGTAATAGGTCGATTTGTTCCGTCTGGATTTTTTAAAGCAGCAAAACTTCGCGTATTAAAAAACCATGCGCCATACCAGATCGGCACGTCTGTAGGTCTTTTCCCTTGATAAAGATCTGTGGACGCCCAGCCGCCTTGCGAATACCACGCGCCATTATCATTATTTGTCCATGTTGTTACTTTTGAAGCTGCATAGATCGGCTTTGCTGCGCCTGCGTCATATGTCCATGTTACAGAACAATAAGCGCCATTTGATAGATCCTTTTCTGCGCCTGCCGGATTTGAAGCATAGCCGCGTCCAGATCCGCCAGCATGTGACGCCCCAGATAAAATAATGCCTTTCGGATTTGATCCGGCGCATTGGTTTATATCCAGCTTTGATCCGTCATGTCCATAAGCTGCAGCGCTTTTACAGTTATAAGCTTCACAATAATAATTTTTTACATTGCAGCCCCACGAATTATAGCCATAGCTGCAGACGTTATTCCCATTTAAAACAATGTCATAAAGATAAATAAAATTACTCATTGACATATAGATCACAGCGTCACTGGCGCTGTCGTCTTGTGCTACGATTTGCGCGCGTAAAGTGCTTGTATTTGCTGTTGATACGGTGCTGCCTTGAATAGTCGCTATATTTATTTCATTCATGCACTTATAGATCTGGATATTGCCTTTCATTATGTTGCTTTGTCCCAGTTCAATGCCGATCCTGCCGCCGCCGATTATGCCGCGAAAATATAAGTTTTCGATCCATGTTGTGCCAGTATTGATCACGCGAATATAAATATAATCGTTATTAAAAAATGGTATTCTGTCGATTGCTTCTTGAATAGTTTTAAGCGGCTGATCCTGCGTCAATCCAAAATTTTCATCATTTCCGTTTACTACGTCCACATAATAATTTAATGTGCCTAGCGCATTTCTTGTGACTATATTTGTATTTAGCGGCGCGTCTGTCAGTTCTAAAATAGATAATTCGTTAAAGCCTTTTGTTTCAGCATTAAGCTGCGTCACTAGCGCGCCTGTGTCGTCATAAATATTTAATTCACCATTTTGATAAATAGGAATGGCGTCTATATTATAAGTCTTGAAAAGCGTTATATAGTCCACATTCAAAGTCAAGCTTGCATTTGATCCCACGCCAGCGCTTGAAAGGATCGAAAAGCGGCAGGCGCCATCTGCATTAATATAATTTGCAGGATCCGGCAGCAGCAAAGACACGTTTTGATCTGCGCTGCCATCAAAAGTCACAGTCGTTGTGTCGTCCCACCAGCCTGTTATATAATTAAAAGCTTTCATGGAAAAGCCGCCGCCAGCTTTGCCCCCTACGATCAATTCCATAGACGCCAGATCCACAGGATCTATGACAAAGTATGGCATGTATTGGATCCGCGTATTTACTGCAGTTGAAGCGCCTGTGTATGTGAAAGATCGTCCGGCGCTCGTTTCCACATATTCGCCAGATACTGCGCTATCATAAAGCGTTGTCCAGTTCACGCCATCTGTGCTTATTTCTGTTTTATTGCCATGAAAAGTCCGTCCATCTAAGTAATAATGAATTATTTGTATTGTATCTATGTCCATAATGGATCCTAGATCTATTTGTGCATACCAGCTGCCAGTCACGCCAATATATCCATAAGTTGTGTCGGATCCGTCTGTGATATTGGCTGCATTTGTTAAGGTTCCATTACTTGTCGGCGTTTTCCCTTGTGCTTTGTCTACGCCGCCCACGATCGCTTTTATGGCGTTCCAGTATGCGAAAGCATTTGCTGTGGATCCGTTTACCCAGTTTCTAACATAGCGCACAGAAAAGCGCGTTCTGTTGGTGATCGTTTTTGTAAGCTGCAGCCCATCTGCATTAATGGCAGCGCCTTGATAGTCTGCTGTCGTCACTTCTGCAGTCGGTATGTCTTCGACTGTAAAGCTAGTCAGATAAGTGATCTTGCGTGTGGCGTCCGCGTCCCCAGCTGCTTTGCCTTCAAAAGTGACTGGCGTTGTTTCGGTTCGCGGCTCATAGCCGATCAGCTGTCCGCCCAGCGTTAAAGTGCCGCCCTGTGCTGTGTCCCATTTTAAAAAGCCTGTTTCGACTAGATCCGCCAGAAAGCCTTCGCCAGTGCCGAAAGTCCGCCAGTTATATTCCCCAGCTTGAAAGTCATAAGAGTTCGCCAGCGCCAGCACGCCTGCTGCCAGCTTTAAAGCGCCGCCCATTTTCCCTTCTGGATCTTCTTCTATTAAAATTCCGTCTGTATCTGAAAAAGTTACAGTGCTATTGCCGCCTTTCATGCCTTCCAGCACTGCTTGCATGTCGTCTTCCAGCCAGTCTGTATAAATAATGTCGCCTTTTTGGATCGCGTTGCCCACTGCTTCTTCTAGCTTGTCGATCCGCGCCACAGGATCTGCTACAGTGCCGCCAGCTGTCAAAGCGCTGCCGCCGCCGCCTGTGTAATTTGCTTGAAAAGTTTCCAGCGTCAATTCTGTGTTTTCTTTTTCGACTAGATCATGCTTGATTTCTAAGCAGCGCGCCTGTTTTTGCAGCCCTAGTTCATCATCTATCACGCCCACTGTGTCGCCCAGATAAACAATTTTATACAGCTTGCCTTCTAGCGCTGAAAGATCCAGCACTTTTATTCCATAGCTGACGACTGGCTCATTTACAGCCTGCAGCGCGTCCCATGTTGCCTGCAGCAGCTTTCCGGCGTCTGTGATCTCTGTATTTACATAAAAGCCCCACTTGTGCCGCCTTGTGCCTGTGACGCGATCATAAAAACCGTAAAGATCACGCGCTGGCTTGTCTTCCACATAGTTTTGATTGATCGGCTTTGACACTGGATTTGTCGGCACGTTCCAAACTACGTCAGTGAAATAGAGTTCGTCCGCATATTCGCTGCCAGTTGTTTGCTGCTGTTCTGGCGGCAGATCTGGATTATTAAAAGGCGTCAAGTTCCCTGCTTCCAGTTTAGCTGCTGCCCAGTAAAGCTTTGTTGTGCCTGCGGTTGTACTAAGCACACGCGCTTCTAGCATAGCTTTTGCCAGATCTTTTGGGCTTGTGGCGCTTATGTCAATTCTTGTCCAGACATTTGCTGCCACAGATACATTTTTGTAATATGTTGAAGCTGCTTTGCCGCTTGTCGGATAAAAATATAAATAAATAGCGACTGTCTTTGCTTCATTGCATTTTACATAAATAGATCCAGTATATTTCGTCAAAGCTTTGATATTTACTTTTTGATAAGCTGTATTGATATACATATAACTAGCATTTGCGCCCATTTGTGTAGCAGAAAAGCTATGCGCGATTCCTGTTACTGCTGGCAGATCCGCTTCTAGTGCTTCTGTGACGGTTCCAGAAGTCGCGCCGCTTTTAAGGTCGTCCAGTTCCAGCGGATCTTGTTGGTGCTGCCCTAACATATTGACGTTCCAGTTTGCAGTCGATTCCTGCTGCTGCGGCTGATCAGCTGGCTTTTTCCCTACGCCGATTAATGCTGTTTTTACATTTGTGCTGTCGATCGTGCGCGTGACGCCGATTAAATCTGTTTGCCAGACAAAGCGCCGCCCTGCCCATGCGCCCATTTGATAAGATAAATTGATCTTTCTTTCTGTGATCTGTCCGCCTGTGATCGTAAAGCTGTAATAGATTTCTAACTGCCATGTCGTGATCAGCTGCTTTAATGCTGCCAGCTTGTCAGTATTGTGCATTTTAAGATCATTTGTGGCGCCTAGACTATTGATCGTTCCAGCTGTCCAGCGTGTGCCTATTAAAAGATCCGGCAGCACAAATTCTGCGTCCTCGCTTTTATAGTCCACAGTTTCCAGCTTTTCGTCTGCCAGTTCGCGGATCGCATGCGCGCAAGTGATCTGCAGCGTATTTTCTGGCTTTAATTCTTCGCGCTCTGTTATTATGAAAAGTTCCCAGCTGCCATTGTCACGCTGCACAGCTGCACTGTCGCCAGCTAGGATCTGCGCTGCTTTGCTATGATCCAGCGGCACTTCAAATTCCAGTGTATAATCTCCGTTGATAACTTCGTGCATGGTTGCGCTGATTACTGGCAGCGCGCTTGTATTATCATTTGTGGCAATTAATTTCAGCCGATCATCTGCCCCAAAAATATATATCAATGGTATAAGCCCCCTTAATAAAAAAATCGCTGTAAATAGCCTTTATTAGCTTTTACAGCGATCCTTATTTTTAGCGCCGATCTTCTCTGTCTCTTGTTCTTACTCTGGCAAAGCGCCAAACAAAAAAGATTACTGATCCGATTATGGCAGCCCATAGCAGCCAGCTAAAATCAAAATGGTGCTGCGGCGTTGCTACATGTCCATTATTGATCGTGCTGTCTTCGACTTCGATTGTCTTTGTCTGTGTTTCCTTCTGGCGCGGCGTTTCGATTACTTGCTTTTCAGTTCGCACTTTGTCGCCATCTGGCTGCACTTCTTCTTTGACTTGTTTTTCTACTGTGTTTTTATCTGCAGCTACGATCCAAATTTCTTCGCCTTGAAAATAAGCTGGCAGATCTTTTTCTGCTAATGCCATTTCTTTTTCCCAGCCCTTCTAATTTCATATACGATCCAAACTGTCTGCAGTGAAAAAATTATCCAGCCAGTTATATGACTTGTAAGAAAAAATTTTAGCCAGCGATCTGTAAAAAGTTCTGGACGTTTCATCAAGCGCATTAATAAAACGCCTTTTGTTTATTTTCTGTTGGTTTCAGATCGTTGATCATGCTTGTTTCGTAAATTTCGCGCTGGTATGGATCCGCAATATAGCAGACTGCAAAAAATTTGCTGCCGCTGATCTCTGACATGCTTTGTGGTATGCGCGTTTTAAGATCGTCACTTTGTCCCACATAAAGCAGCTTGTAGTCTTGATCATAAAGCAGATAAATGCCGCCTTTAAGGCTTTCGATTTGTTCCAGATCGTCTGTCGCTGGCGTTGGTTCTGGATTGCTTATGTTTATAGTCATCTTCTTCTTCCTTTCTGATTCGATACATAGCATATACAATGCAGCAAAAGATCAGAAAAGCTGCGCCTATGACACGCAAGCCGCCTGCCCAAAAATCCCACATATTTTATCTATACCTTTCTGTAAAGTCCACGCGCGCTGTGATCGCATTTGCGCCCAGTCCTGCGCCTGTGACTGTCATAGGATAAGTGCTGCCGCCTGCAAAGCCTACAAAGCGGCTGTCCATTGAAAGATAAGGCAGCAAAGACACGCCGCTGCTCTCCTTATAAATTTCTGCTTTTTTGGTGTCAATTATGAAAGCTTCATTTGCATTTAAGGTCAGTCCAGAAAGATAGATCTTTACGCCTGCATAATTTAGGGTAAAATCTGTCAAAGCCACAGGCGGCACGATCCGAAAAGAAGGAAAAGTCGGCGCTGTGCCGCCATTAGTCAAGGTCAAAGCATTGCTAGTGAAAAATAGCTGCCGCGCTGTGTCTGAATATGCCCACGCTTCCGGCGCTACAAATTCCAGCGTCACTTCGCTGATCGCTGCTTCTTCGTCCAGTTCGGTGCTTCCACGAAAAAAACTTTTATAGATCCTGTTTTTTTCGTCCGAAAAATAAAGATCTTTGGCTGTGCCATCTACATTCGCATTATAAAGCCAGACTGCGATCGTTCGGATCTTTGATCTAAGATCTATTAAGTCATTTCCAAAGATCGCAAAGCCTATTTTAAATTCAGCTGCCCCCACGTCACGAAAGGCGCCAGCTTTTTGCGGTATATAAATTCCAGTCCGGCGCGGCACTTTTACTTCTATGTTGTCAAGATCCGGCAGCATAGTGCGTTCGATCTTTGTTACATAGCCATAAGTCCGGCTGTCCACGCCATTAAAAAAGAAATAGCGCATTATAAGTTCCCCCTATTCACTAGACCGCCTGTGCGTGCTGCTCTTTTCGCCAGTGCCTTGTCCAGATCTGCTATGATCGCGCGCAATATTTCGCGATTATTGAGGAAAACAGGCACTTCTAGCCGCGTTGTGCCTGCAGCTGCAGCTGTGCCGCCGCCTTGTAGTCTTGCGATATTTTCCGCGATCGCGGTTGCAAAAGGCTTGAAATATTTTCGATTTTCCAAAGGAATGATCGCTTCGCGTCCTTTTTCGCCGATTCCCACAAGTTCCGGCTGATCGAAAAGTCCCCCTTTTGCACGCCAGCCGCCGAAAGATATTTTCGGATAAGGAATAGACACGCCAGCCATTGTCTTGTGTCCTACTCCTACATTAACGATCGGTATTTTCGGCTTTGGTATTTTTAGCACTAAGCTTGTAAATAGCCTTTTTATGCTGTTTACAATTCCGCTGATCGTGCTTTTTGCGCTGTTTAGCGGTTTTTCCATAGCGCTTTTTATTCCGTTAAAAATTGTTGTCACTGTGGATTTTATAGCGCCAAAAACTGACGTAAATATGGATTTATAAAAATTAAAAACTGTTGTAAAATACGATTTCAAACCGTTAAAAACTGTCATTGCTGCAGATTTTATGCCATTTATGATCGGCGTAAATACTGCTTTTATGCCATTCCATGCGATCGTCCAAAGCGCTTTGATCATGCCCATAGTCGCAGATATAAAAGTTTTGATCGCGCCCATATTTGCCATGATCGTGCGCAATAGCCAGCCGAAAGGCGTCCAGTTTAAAATAAAAGTTCCCACTGCAGCAAATACAGCTTTCACGCCTTCCCAGAAAGCAGAAAGCCACGCGGTAAACGCTGCCCAGCCTGCTTGTATTGCAGGAACAAAGCTTAAAAAGTAATTTTTGATACTATCCCATGCAGTTTTCAGCCATGCCACGACTTGATCCCAGTGTGTATAAAGCGCCACGCCTATTGCGATCAGCGCCACGACTGCAGCTGCTACGATCCAGACTGTAGCTGACATGGCAGCCAGTCCAGTGATCAAAGGCATGATCAGCGGCGCCACTGCGCCCCACGCCAGTAAAAATCCATTTATTAGTCCGGCGCCAGCTGCCAGCGGTGCAAGCAGCAGCGTAAGCACAGGAATAAGCATTAAAAAGCCAGCGATCATCTTTGATAACAAAGGGTGTGCTTGATTAAATTTGTCGATCAGCTGCGCCAGCCATGTTATGAAATTGTAAACAGGCACAGCAGCTGCGATAAATACATCTACAAAAGGCTGTGCGGCTTTTTTCAAAGCAGCTAACATGTTATTCCATGCAGCAGCATATCCGGCGTTTGCCATTGCAGCATTATGCAGTCCGCTGATCATTAATCCAGTGCCGATCGCTGCTACCATAGCCACAGCGCCCATGCGCATGATCCCTTGTGTCAATGTCCCTGTTAAGCTTTGCAGATCTCGCATGCTCGCAGTCGGACCAAGCATGCGCAATGCGACCGCGGCTGGCGTTCCTAAGTGTGCAAGGTGTTCCATATTGCTGCTGATCCGCAAAAGTCCGTTATTTACTTGATAAAGCGGATTCTGCATGCGGTTGTATTGTTTAATTATGTTTTCTGACTGTGTACTCATTGCCAGCGCTGCAGCTATGCCCTGCAGAAAAGACATGCGCGCCATGCGGTTGTTACTCATCATATTTTGACTGATCGTCCGCTGCTGCCGCCCCAGTTCTTCCAGCCTGTGAAAAAGATCCTGTGTGGATCCAGACCAGTTTTCTGTTTCGCCTGCTAGATTCCAGAAGTCGCGCTGCACTCCCATTAATTCTTGTCTAAAAGGTGCAAGCGTTGCGCGCTGCTCTCGCATTAATTGGCGCATTTCTTGTCGCATGTGATAAACGCCGCGCTCTGCTTCTGTCATACTTGCATAACTTTGACGCCCTACTCTGAAAGTTTCAGATCCAAAGCGTTCCATTTGTCTGCTGGCTGCATTTGCGTGACTGCCGATCCCGTCCAGCCCAGAAGCTACGCGATCCGCGCCATCAAGCGCCACGCGCCCTATAAGACTAAACGCTTCAAGTGCCATTTAATCACGTCCTTGCTGCTTGTCTAGCTGTCTGATTTGATCTGCTGTAGAAAGCGCGCTTTTGATCTGCGCTTCTTTGGTTATATTGGATCTTGATTCTTCTTTTTTGCTTTGCAAGCCTAGCTTTTTGATATAATCTGCAAAAGATAGCGGCTTTGCGTTTTCACTCGCAATAAGCTTGATCACTTCGATTATTTGCCACGCATTATAAGCCTGCAGCACATAGTCTTTGCGTGCTTCGTCTTCATATGCTTCCATGACTATTGCCAAAATTTGAAGAAAGCGCGCTGCTGATAGATCAAATACGATCTGATCTGTCCAGCTATAGCGCGCTTGTATAAGGTCTATCGCTTTGGCAAAATTTCTTGTATCATGGATTTCGCTTCTTGCAAAAAATCTTGAAAGTCCGCGTTTTTCCATAGCTGTTTAAAAGCTTTGATCGGATAGCTGAAAGGCTTTTTCGCTAATTCTTCCGGCGTTTGATCCGTCACATGTGCAATAAATTCCTTGATCTCTGTTGGTATGTGCTTGATCACTGAAAGCATGATCGTAAAGCCCATAGTACGATCTGACATATTTTCCGCACTTGTCTGCGCGATTTTTTCTGCAGCTGTGCCGCTGACTTTTTCCATGATCTCTGAAAGCTTGAAAAGGTCGTCTGCGTTTAGATCGCGGATTTGCACTTCGTTTGTCGCTGCAGCTGCTGCTGGCTGCGTTACTTTTTCTAGTTCTGCCATGTTCTATCACTCCTATAATTTTTTTATACTGCTGGCGCTGTTGGCATGCGGATTTCCCATGCTTCCATGAAGCTGCCATCATCTGCAATGTCTGCAGGATCAATATGTGCAGTGAAAGTCACTTCCAGCGCCACTTCGTTTTCATCTTCCAGCGCTGCTTCTAGTCCGCCTGTTGCCAGTGCGTTGTAAATAATGCCTATAAAGTTTTCGCCTGTATTATTTACTTTGCCCACGATCGCAATATTTTTTATATAGTCCATTGTTCCGATCTCGCGGCTGCGGCGGATTGTGTCATGCGTTGGCGCTTGCGCCCCTTCTGCAGTCCATGTGCCGATCGTTGATCCAGTCAAAGTCAAAGCCAAATTTTCCGCAGAAAGTTCTAGTAAATTTGTTTTGATCGTTGCTTCTACTTTTGTGACACGTTTTGTGCCTTTTGCTGCCATTTTTAGTCCGTCTATTTCCATGTCGCGCATTTCTACGTCAATAGTGAAAGTATTTCCGCCGCGTGTAGCCCCTAGCAGCCTTTCGTCTGTTTCTCCAAAGTTCACATAGACTGCGCCTGCGTCAATAACAAAAGTATTTAAGGATCCTGCTGTGATTCCTGTTGTACGTTTTGGCATATTTCCTGCCCCTTCCGTTGGTATTGGATCTGGATCTGGCGGCGGCGGCGGCGCTGGATTGTAGTATGCGTCCGCTTCTGCCTTTGTTGGAAAGATTAAAAAGTCTTTGACTATGCTTCTGCCAAAGTCTGAATAACTATCTTCGATTACGACTTGCACGCTTACTGTTGTATTTCTTGTATAAGCTGTAATGTCAAAAGTGAAAGTTTCCTGCAGATTCGCAGTTTTTGTTCCCCACTTTTTCCATGCGCCATTTATATATAAGTCTGCGCCCAGATAGTCAATGATATTAGGTCTTGTATAAGTAATAGTGATCGTGTTGTCTGCAGTTTGTTCGATCTTGTCAATAGTAGGCGCTGGCGGCACTAGCAGCCGATCCAGACTGTCTGTCAAGTTATGATCGACTTGATTCTGCCCATGCGATAAGCCCCACTGATCCGCGTCTGCTGGCACTGCATATTGCCACGCCGCAAAAGTCGTCCAGCCGCCTAGATTCGCTGGCGAATTTGCCGGATTTGTATTAGCTGGATAATATGTGTCGTATTCTGCCAGCCATAAAGGCATGTTGTTTAGTTCTGCCAGCTTTGTGTCACTGATCGCCGCTTGTGTGGCGTCCTGCAGAAAATATCTGTTTGAATAAAAGCCCAGCCGCCTGCTTGTGACACTGAAAAAATGATCACGAAAGATCTTTACCCAGTTCACTAGCTTGTCGCCTGTCATGCCATAATACATAGGCGCTTGCGGCGTTGTGCTGCCCCAGCTTTCAAGATCCAGCATTGGCACTATGTCGCCATAGTTTCCAGTCCCATAGCCAGCCTGCAGCCCTGCTATAAATTGATCAGCTTGTGCGATCGCTTCTGCGCCGCCATCTGTCGCCGGATCCGTTGTCGGCGTTGCAAAATAATAGCCGCCAGACGGTATTCCATTGTTAGCCAGAAGCTGCGCGCGTGTGACAAATTGACTATCTCGCGCGCTGTGGCTGGATCCATAGCAGCGCAAGATCGCGCATTTGCCCTGCAGCTTACTGATCAGCAGCGCTTGATCGGTGATCCCTTGCAAGCTTGAAAAGTCTATAAATTCTATCGTACTGCTGCCACGCGTCTGCATTTATTCGCCCCCTATACTGGCGGATTTTCGCTGTATTCGATCCAGTTTTTGCGCCAGAAAGCCACGTCAAAAGCTGTCTGCCAGTGTGTGACTTCCAGCTCTGGATCTCCTATGTTAAGATCTCGCGCATAATAAAAACGCGCTGTATTTTCGTTTTCAACTTCGATCGCCAGCTGATCCAGAAGCTTGATCAATCTATTTCGGATCGCTTCTGCATTTATGCTGCCTTGATCTGTGAAAATGTCGAAAGTCGCCAGCGCGTCCACTTTGGCAAAGTGATTGCCTTGTCTGCTTGTATGTGTTTGCACTATATATGGCATGGCTGCGTCTTCGTGCGCCCATTGCTCATAGATAGCGGCTGCATTTGTAAGCGGATCTTTTGCCAGAAGCTGCGCCAGTTCTGTGTCTGCAGTTAAGTGATTATAAATAGCAGTGATAAGGCTCATATAAAATCACTCTCCAAAAAGATTGGCAAAGATCGCAGGCAGCTGCGGTTCCACGTTGGCTGCAGCTATGCTTAAATGTGGACGCGGCGCCATTCTTCTTGTCCCAAATTCCAGCCATTTGCTGTAAAGCGTTGGGCTTGCCACGATTCCTTCTGCATAATAGCCGGATCCTTCGACAAAGCCCACATATTTGCGCCTTAATTCGCCCAGCCGCACTGCTGGCGCTTCGGTTTCGTCAGAAGCTGTCCAATAGCGATTTGTAGCAGGCACTTTATAGCGGCGCCCATGTCTTTGCCCTGTTAAGATCTCTTTTACTTCTGATTCGATCAGCGTTGCCGCTACTTGCAGCCTTTGTTCGACTTCTTCTGGCAGCAAAGAAATAAGATCCGGCAGCGTGTTTTGATAGGTTGTAAAATTTCCTCTATACCTAGCCATTAGATCTTTTCCCCCCTTGCGAATATGTCAACAAAGCCCATGTGATCCAGCCGATCTATGATCTGATAGGCTCGATATTTTTTGCCTTGATAGTAAATAGTGCAGCTGCTGTCCAGTTCTGGATCTGCTCGCATTATTATGCGGCTGTCTATTTCTTTTCCTAGCTTTGCAAATTCTGTGATCTGTCGCTGCAGCGGCGGCGTAAAGGCTGCCCAGCGTTCGCCCAGATCCACTTCATTTATAATCGTGCCGCCGCGTCCATTTGGCTGCGCTGTTTCCTTTTTAAGCTGTACGCGGTGCTTTAATAGCCCTAACATGCAAAAAACCGCCTATAAGGCTGCAGCAGCTTCTGTGCGTTCCATTCGATCTGTCCAGCTGCCATTCCTATGCCGCTGACTGTCCAGCTGCCCACATGATCCAGCCTGCTTTCATAAAGCGCGCCTGCGATCCTTAATACTGCGATCCTTACTGCGTTGGGAATTATGTCTGTCGTGCCATCATCTTTTAAAAATTCATTTTGGCAATAGTGATCCGCTTGTAATTTAGCAGCTGCCAGCATGTCTGCCAGCAGCGCGTCTTCCAGATCGTTTTCTATTTTTAAATAAGTTTTTAAAGTCGGCACGTCCAGATCCAGCCGATCTGTAATAGCTGTGATCATAAAGGATCAGCCCCTTTTTAAACTTGTGGCGGTTCTTCGCCTGTTGGCGTTGGTGCGGTTGTGTCAGTTTCAGTCGCAGCTGCAGCTGTTGTGCCTTGCATGCTTGTGTCTGCTTCTGCTGGTGCTGGTGTCACGCCTGTGTCAAGCGTGATCGCGCTTGTATTGCCTGCAGCTTCTGCCTGCGCTTGTAGCTGCTGCTCTGCTTCTGCGCGTTGTTGCTCTGCTGTAATATTCATAACGCGGCTGATCTCTGCTTCTAGGTTGATTTCTGTTGCAAATTCTTCGTTAATTCCTGCAGCTTCGATCGCCCTTGTGATCGCTTCTGTTTCGGAAAGTCCTTCATTTCGTTGTAAGTATTGTGCTTGTACTCTTAATTGTTGAATATTTACTGTTGGCATAATTATTTCGCCCCTTCCGCGCCTTCAAGCGCTCTGATTAATTCGTCTTTTTTCATGGTGCTGTAGCCTGTGATCCCTGCAGCTTTTGCCATTTCTTTGAGTTCTGCCACAGTTTTGCTGCCATAGTCCACATAATTAGTCGGCACGTTTTCAACTAGCGGCGCCGGATCGTTTTTCTGTGTTTCTTCTTCGCGCACGCGGCGTGCTAGATCGCGGCTGATAAATTCAAAAGCCACAGTTTCGCTGTCTACGCTGAAAAGCTGTCCTTCATTTACCATAGTGCCGCCATTCATAAAGCGCTTTGTTGCTATAAGTTTAATTTTCGCCACTTAAAAGCAGCCCCTTTCTGATCAGATAAAAAGCAGCACAGAAAGATCCATGCTGCTAGTGTTATGCAGCTGCTATGCTGCTGTTACGCTGTTGCAAAGCTGCCCTTGACAAGTGCTTCTGGTCGATACACAGGCAGCGCCACGCGTTCTTCTGCCAAAATAGCAGTCATGCGGCGGATAAAATAGTCACTGTGGCTGTCAGACACGCGCACTGTGCTTTGTTCGCGATCAAGCAGCTGACAAGATAAGCCGAAAGCGCCTGTTAAAAATTCGCCTTGATTCATGCTTGTGCTTTCTACCACAGGCACGCGGAAAAGCTGCATTTGTCCGCCGATATTCACAGAAGTGAAAATATAATGTCCGTCTGTGCCTTTGCTGATCTCGATAGTTTCCCAGTCGATCGGATTTAAAATAACGCCTGTGACTGGATAGCCTGCGATCCGCGCAAGTGTAAAGCTGTGGCGGATATGGTCGATCATGGTTGCTGTCCCTCTGATTCCGGCGTTTTGTGTGCCAGTGTGTACCATTAAGCCCAGCAGATCTTCGCCAGTGCCGGATCCATAAAGGATCTGTGCTTCTTCTGTCATTTTCAAACCATAACGCAAGCGATTATCAATATAATTTCTAAGCATTGGCGCGTCTTGCAGGATCTGCAAAGTCGCTGGCAGCCAGTGTGCGATCGTGCGCACTTGCGCTGTTTTTTGCTCGAAAGTGATATTTGATTGCGGCGCTGCTACTTTTTCAGCCACAGTCGCTGCAGTATTTACAAAGCCGCTTTCTTCGATATATTCCAAAGAAGGCGCGCCGATCGGTGCTGTATTTAAAAGATCGCGCATGCGCAAGTCTTCGTCTGGCGGCGCCATAATTGTTGGCACGCGATAAGTCCCAGCTAGAAGTCCGCCTGCAGCTGGTGTGCTGTCAATGTCTTTGCGGCTCATGTCAAAGAATGACTTGAAAGATACTGGCGCGGTTTCTTTTAAACTAGATCCGCTGAAAGATTTATAGGCGTCTGATTCAATAAACTGCGTGCCGATTGATTTAATTTCGCCGCCGCCGCCATAATTTGGACGCCCTTGCTGCTTTTTAAATTCTTCGATCTGATCCGTTACGCCTTTCATATCCTTTTCAAGCTGGATCATTTTTTCTTCTGCTTTTTGCACTTTGGCTGCAGTGTTCGTGCTTGTTTCGCCATGCTTGCGGATCTCATCTGCTTGCAGATCCATAAGCCCTTTTAATTCCTTCGCCGCTTTTTCAACGTCCCCAGAAAGTTTTGTGATCATTTCTTTTGTTTCAGTTCCAGCTGCGCCGCCGCCGGATCCGCCATCTGCTGAAAATAGCTGCAGATCTAAACGCATTAAACTTTTATAAAATGGCATTAGATTTTCCCTGCTTTCGTTAAATTTTTAAAGAGATCAAAAGCGCCTTCAAGCTGTTTTAATTCTTCCGGCTGCGATCCCTTGCTTTTTCCTTTGTCTGCCCATTCACTAAAACAGATCGCCAGCCGCTGCTGTTGGTCTGGATAGCGTTCGTGCAGTCTGTGCATACATTCACTTATAAAGTCCTGCTGTGCGTCTTTTTGCGTGCCAGACTTGCGGCTTTCAGCAGCTAGATCTGTGAAAGTGCTGATCGTGCGGCGCAAAGCTTTTTCCAGATCTTCTGGATCGCCTTCTACAAGCTTTATAATTTCGTCAAGGTGCGCGCGTGCTGCCACAAGTTTTTCTATGTTGCGCTTACTTACTGCGCGCCCTTCCTTTAAAAGCATTGCCAGTCTGGCTGGCTGTAATTCATTAAGCATTGACAAGCTTTTCACGCTGTTTATTGTTGTGTCTGGATTTGCGCCAAAAGTCACGATAGACACTTCATAAAGTTTTATTTCTTTCAGCAGCCGCGTGCTGCCATCTTCTGAAAGATCGTCCTCTATTACGTCATATCCTATGCTCATTTCGTCCAGCACTTTGTCGTCCATTAGTTCCAGCATGTCGTTTCCTAGCGTTGTATTTGAGATCTTGCCGCGCACATAAAGTCCTTTGCTGTCTTCATACATTTCAAGCGGCAGCCCCACAGGATCGCTATGCTGATAAAGGATTTTTATTTTGCCATTTGGCAGCCTTTCGTCCAGCGTCTTTTTATAGGCGCCTTTCACTACTTGATCGCCCACTAGATCGCGCTTATAGGTGCTTGCATATCCTTCAAATTCTCGCTTTGCTGTGTTCGCCTTGTATTCAAAAGGCATTGACTTTGTAAACATTAATTGTTAGCCCCTTTCTGCTGCGGATCATGCTTGTAATAAATGCGCTGCTGCTGCTGCGCCTGCTGCGCGCTCTCTTTGATCTGGCTGATCACGTCTGCGCGCATGCTGTTGATCTCGCTTTGCAGCTGCTCAAAGATAAGCTTGTTTTGATTTTCTATGTTTTGCATTTCGTCCCTTAAATTTGTTTCCTGCTTTTCATTGGCTCGCGTTGCCAGATAAGAAAAAACGCCAGCTAAGATCGTGCTTTCTACTACAAGGCTGATAAATACTTCCACGACTGATAATGTGATTTGATTCATTTTTTATCCTTTCCACTAGCGCGCCAGATCTCGTCTTTCACTTCTTCAAATTCTCCGTAAAATTCTTGTGACTGCTCTTTTAAAAGCTTTGTTGTATTGGCTTTTGACATAGCAGTGACAAAAATAACCATTACTAGGATCATTAATAAATTAAAGTGTTCGATTTGATATAAAAGCCAGTCCCTAAAAGTCACGCGGCGTCAGTCCTTCGTTTCGATCCCTGTCTGCTTCTGTAAGTATAAAAATGCTAGGATCTTTTGTTTTCTCTGTTTCGTAGGTCGGTATAAAATTGGTGCGTTCGTCCACTGCTTCTGCAATTACGATCCCATCTTTCAATATTTTTAATGACATGTGATCACGCCTTTTCTATAAGGGTTTTTGTCGTGCAGCGGCAGTTTATTGTTTCGGCTGGCTCGTCCGCTGCATAGTCGGCAGGATATTGCAGCGTGCGATCTGTTTTGGATCCGTCCGGCGTGTAAATATAAAAAGGATCCTGCAGCCCTACTGTCTGACCGTCCATGTGTGTGTGACTGTCGCGCACTCGCTCGTCCCTGCTGCTGATCCATTGCCGCTTTAAAATAATTCTTTTGGCTGTTGGATCTATTTTCTGCTGCGCCACTTGCTGCGCTTTGCTGTTGGCTGCATTGCTCGCGCCTGCTACTTCTGTGCGCGCGATCATATAGGATCTATAGCGTGAAAAGTCTTTAAATTTTTGTTTGATCGCTTTTGCCACTCTGTCGATATGCACTGAAAGTCCTTCCTGCTGATAAAGCTTTTCCAGATCCAGAATTTCAGCTGCTATGCTTTGCTTTGTAAATTCCAGCACGCCAGTGACTTTGCTTGCTGCTGTTTCGGTGATCCATTTCAGCACGCCTTGATCCACAATGTCTTTTATGCGTCCTTTTATTTCGTCTGGCTCATAGCCTTTTTTGTAGCCTGCGCGATCCAGAATGTCTTCCAGTTCGGCTGCGCCCACGTCTTCAAAAATATTACGGTAGGTCTTTTCAAAAAGCTTGATCCAGTCGGCTGTAAAGCCTTCGATCGTTTTTGCAGGATCCCTTCCGGCTGCATATGCGTTTGCCACTGTTTCGCCCATTTGATCAAAGATCTGCGCTGCTTTTCTTGTCATAGCCATGTCATATGGCAGCCGCTTTTGTTCAATGGCTTTCCAGTGAAAAGCACGCCGCTGCAGTTCGGCGTCAATTTGCGCCTGTGTGACGTTTTTATGGCTGCCTGCATGTCCAGCACTCTTTTTCGGTTCCGGCTCGTTTTTGGGCTTGTTTGGATCGTCTAGCGGCGCGTTTGGATCTGTTGGCTGGTTCGGATCTGCATTATTTGGATCTGCTGGCGGATCTGCTGGCTGTGCTGCTGGCGGATTGGCTGCAATTTCAAGCGGCAGCAAATTGCTAGGTAAAAAGCCTGTGTCGCCGCCTTCGATTTCGTCAAAGCCCAGATCCAGCTGCTTGTTTATCTCGTTAAAAGGCACGCCCATATTAAAAAGGCTTTGTGCGTTCTGGATCTTTTCCTGCAGATTGGCTTGAATAGCTTCGACTGTGCTTGTGTCAAAGTCCAGCCTTATGTCCAGCCCATATTCACGCGCCAGCGCTGCGTTTAAGCTGTTTCTAATGTCCACTAGATAAGGAATGATTGTATCTAGCCAGAAAATTTTCCGCCCTGTTTCGATATTCGCCAGCGTTGCGTTTTCATAATGTCCGATCATAACTGGCGGCACTCCAAAAATGCTGCAGATTTCTTCGCGGTTTAGCTTCCGGCTTTCTATGAAGTCCATTTCAGCTGGTGACATGCTCATAGGCTGCCATTGTGCGCCTGCGCCTAGTACCCAAAAATTACGCGCATTTTCGGATCCTGTGTGCTGCGCTTTGATCTGCTCGCGCGCTTCATTCCATTGATCCATGTTTAAATGTTGATCAAGAATAAAGGCGCCATCACTGATCGCACGCTGCTGCATGCTATAGCGATTCCAGCTGATCGCTTCGCTGTCTGTGTCGATTACTTCTGCAGCTGCTCTGATCGGCGCGATTCCCCAGAAAAGATCCAGCGGATTTAAAAACTGCTGATGTAAAATGTCTTGTGTTTTGATCTCGCGCTTTACGCCTTCCGCGTCATACAAATAGTGACTGATAAATTTTTTCTGATCCGGCACTGGCTTGATATTTTGCTGCGGTAAATACCAAAGTTCTACTACAGCGCCCCCAGTGCCGCGCACTTTCGTAAAAATGCTATTTCCGCCCAGATAAAGCGCGTGCGTCATACGCTCGATAAAATCTTTCTGGCTCATATAAGGATTAGGCTGCTCGATCAGCAGTGTTAAAGGGTGATCCGGCAATTCATTCCAGACGCCGCCGCGTCCGCGCTTGTATGTCTTCCACTGCACAGAAGCTGCAGACTTTGCGATCAGATTTACACAGCTGTAAACTGTCGCGGATCTGTTATAGCCCTGCCGGATCGCGTTTTCATAGTCCCATGTAGTCGATACTGGTCTGCCCATTCTCGCTGCAGGCATAAGCTGCGTTGTAATATAGCTTTTTTTCAGCATGTTTCTAGCTGCTTTCAATAAATTCACATTTATGCACGTCCTATCCATATGGTGTGCGGCTGCTGCCAGCGCTGCAGCCCTTGACTGCATGCGTCCACAAAGTCGTCATTTTTGCCGAAAGGAAAAGCCAGTATTTCTTCCACACATTCGCCGATCCAGTGCGCCACTGTCGGATCCGGAAAAAATACGCTTCCGCTTTCAAATTCCGGCGACACTGCAGCCAGCCGCGCTTCTTTGCTTTCCTTTGGCGTGATCGGTATAATGCCGCTGATCTCCTGCTTTAAAAAGTCAATGATCGCGGATCCGTTCGCCTTGTCTTCGATTAGTTTTGCGGTTGCTCGCGGATATTTTGCCACTAAGGATCGCAAAGCAGACACTGTGCTAGGAAAATTCATGCGATCGCGGATCTGATCTACTAGATATTTTTCGCCGCCTTTTCTGCCCCAGACTTGCAGCACGCAAAAGTCACTGTCTTTCGTTTCCTTGAAAGCTGCGTCTACACTGATCAGCATTTCATCAAAAGAAGGCGGCAGCTGTCTGTAGTATTTGATCCAGTGCCTTTTTATGATCGTGCCTTCTGCGCTTGAAGGTCGCTGCTGATAAATACTGTTATAGGCTTGTGATCCTAGCGCGATTTTTGTTTCAGCCAGCCAGTCTTTGTCATAGCCGCCAGCAGCCCACAGCGGCGCGCCGATCTCGCGTCCTAGCGGATCGTCTTCTTCTGCTTCTGCTGGCAGTGAAAGCACAGTCCAGATCCCTTTTTCTTTTTCTAGGATCCTGCCTGCCAGATCGTCTTCGTGCCATCTAGTCATTATCAGCACTATGGCAGCGCCTTTATGTAAACGCGTGCGCAAGCTGCTTTGATATTCGTCATAGATCTTGTCACGCATTGTCTGGCTGTTTGCTTCTTCGCGGTTTTTTATCACGTCATCAAGCAGCAAAAGATCGGCGCCCTGTCCTGTGATTCCGCCGCCGATCCCTACTGAAAGCATGCCGCTGCCATTTGTCAAAGCCCAGTCTGTGACACTGGCTTGATCTGCTGCCAGCTTCACGTTAAAAAGTTCCTGTCCGTACTCTTCGACTTTCTGCCGATTTTTGCGCCCAAAGCGGCGCGCCAGACTGTCCCCATAAGCCACAGCTATGACGCGCTTATTTGGATTTCTTCCCAGAAAATAAGACGGAAAAGCTTCTGTCACTGTCATGGATTTTCCATGTCGTGCAGGCATAAAAATCATTAGGCGCTTTAATTCGCCATTTACGATCTTTTGCAAATGATCACAGATTAAAAGATGGTGCGCGGCAGGCGAATATAGTCCCCTGTTGACGTATTCCAGATAAAAGCTGTAATCGTCACGCGCAAGCTGTCTTAATTGCTCTAGCGTGCCTGTCATTTATCTGCCGCCTGCCCTTTCCAGTTCCATCTGCTTTCGGAAAAGCTGCCGCAAAAGTTCGCGCGCTTCTGGATCCGCTGTGAGTTTTTGCTCGAATATAATTTCTTCTTTTTCCGTCTGTGTAATGTCTGCAGTGATCTTGTCTTTGCGCCCCCAGCGATCAGGAAAGCGCCTTTCCAGCCGCCATGCTGCAGCCTGCCAGCTTTCGCGGCTTTGCTGCTCTATTCTTTTAAGATCCGCGATCTCGCTTTCAGCCAGCGCTTTTTCTACTGCGTTGGAAAAGTCCGCATAAATGCCGGATTTTTCAGCAGATCCACGCTTTAGCCAGTCGTACAAAGTGCTTTTATTTATTCCAGCGGCAGCTGCTGCAGTTTCTACATAATTGCCGCTTTTAATGTACTTCACGATAAGATCATGGATCGGCTGTGTTAGTTTTGTAGGTCGTCCCATTTTTTCTGCTTTTTTGGTTGCCATTTTTTCACGCCCTTTGATCCACTTATTAAGGCAAAATGCCTTGATTTCTAGTATTGCCGCACTATGAAGCTTTTAAAAAAACACAAAAAAGCAGCAGATCAGATCCGCTGCTTAAATGCAAAAGCTGGTGATATTCATTACAAAGATGAAAAAAATTTTACAAGTCGGTACAAGGATTTTTTTGTGTGAGTAATTGTGTTTCTGTAATGGATTGTTATACTAGATCATTTTGTAAGAAATGCTTTCGATCCTGCGGCAAAGCGCATAATATCGCAAGACTGCGCGATCTATTTTTTTGATCGCTTCTTCGTCTTCTTCCACTGTTGTGATCTCTAAAAATTCGATCCAGCGTGCTGTTTTTTCGACTTCTGCTTCAAGCTTTCTTAAAAGCTTGTACTTTGTCAGATCGTAAAGCATTAGCTTTGTCCTGCATTGTCTGCCGGATTGTTTGCTGCATTTGCTTGCCGCGCTGCTTCTGCTGCGCGTGCTGCTTGTTCTTCTGCAAATTCTGCGTCCTGCTGTGCTTGCCGCTGCGCTTGCTGGATCTTTTGCGGATCCTGCGGCTGGTTTTGTTCTGCCATGTCATAAGCCCCCTTTCAGTATCTAAAATTGACATATTTACAGTTTTTTAATTACTTCCTCAAATAATGCAAAGCCTTCTAGTCCATCTTTTCCCAGATAAGTGATCACTTCTTCTTCAAGGTGGACGGATTCCGCTGTAATAGTGATCGTTCCGCCTGCCAGTCCATCTATAATCATAAGTCGATCGCCCTGTTTGTATGGTGCAGCGTGTGTGTGTGTTTTCATGGTTTCTATTCGCCTGCCTTTTGTCCAATAGTGATCAGATCCTTTTGTGATAGAATTTTTTCCGCGCAATAGATCAATTTTTGCGCCTGTGCGGCGCGCGGATCTTTTTCTTTGTTCAGATCAGATACAATGCTTTGCAGCTTTTTAGATATAACAATTTGTTGTTTTGGTGTCATACAAAGATCTTCCTTACTTTCAGCGGCTTTTGCGTTTTCTGCTTTGGCAGCTGCTTTGCTGTTGGTTTCTGTTGCTTCGGATAAGCCATGTCTATTCCTCCTAGATAAAAAAGCACAGAAGCTATGGCGCCCCTGTGCTTTTAATATGCGTTTATGTAATGCCCTTAATAATGCCATATACTAGATAAAATAAAAGCAGCATGCAGCCGATCCCCAGTGCAGCCAACGTCCAGCTAATTAATTTCATTCCAGTTATGATGGCGCCGCTTTTCTTCGTGCAGCAGCTTTTCTTCTGCTTGTATTTCAATCATTTTTACTGCGATCGTTTCAAGGTTTCGGCTGAAAGCTTCTTCAAACCGTCTGACGTCCCTTTCTAGCATGTTTAAATCACTTTTTAGAGTAAATATAGCCACTTGCTTAAAAAATTCATTTTTAAAGCCTTCCACGCGGTTTCCCCCTGCCTATTAAATTTCTCTTAAATAGTCTAGTATGCCGCGATCTGAAAAATGAATAGGATCCGTAAATTCTTTAAAAAATTCAAGCGGTATGCTTTTTCTAGTTTGATTATCTGTAAAAGATCGCAGCCGCTTGTATGACATAGCAAAGTAAAGTCCTAGTGTTTTAAATTCAACTAGGATCCACGCTGCGCCGCCTAGTGCGTCCACAGCCTGCAAATAAGCCAGCTGGTGATCCTTTAAATTTTTAAGCGGAAAGCTTGTTTTGTTTTCGGTGCTTTTTGCTTCAAAAGCGATCGGCAGCTTTCCCCACTGCCCTAAAAAATCCACAGTCCCTTTTTTTGCCGGAAAAGCATTGTCAATAATGCTGCGCTTTCTGATTGGATCATATCTGCGCAAAAGCGTGATCGCTGTTGGCACTTTTATGATCGCAGCTATGCCATGATCAAAATAAAAATCGTTGGCAGCTTCGATCAGTTCTTCAAAGCTTCTGCCTAGATTTGCTTTGTTTAGCTGCTTCATATGCTTGCCCCCTAAGATGTCCAATGATATACACTGCCGCTGTGTACATAAAAGCCGAAAGAAAAGTCATTTGTAAAAAATCCTTTTCATGTCCGGCTTGATCTTGCCTTTGTAAACTCTGTCCAGATAAAGCATAAAGACTTCAATTTCATTGCGCTGCATAGTTTCGCTGATCTCGCCCAGATTCATGCCATCTGTCCAGAAGTCGTCAAAGCGCTTCACAGCCCAGATCGTCCAGTCAAAGTCAAACTGCTCACATGCTATATATAATTCATGTCTAAGCAGCGCATATGAAGGTCTTGTGTCCATTAGAAGTCCCATGCAGGATCCATGTTAAATTTGCGGCGGCTTTCTGATCCATCAATTTTATGTGGGTGTGAATTGTATTTTACACGCTCATATATTCTGCGTCCTAGCGCGTCTATTAAGGATCGTCCATCAAGATTTGTCGTGAAAATATTTGCTTTCCCCTGCCTGCTTTCCAGCAGATCGAAAAGTGTTTCGTCTACAAATTCGCTTTGTGCGTGCTGCCCTATGTCGTCTATCACTAGCAGATCCACGCTGCGCAAATAGTCCATAATCTCGTCTGCAGTCACTTTGCTGCCATTGTTGAAAGTGCTTGTCAATTTTCTTTTTAGCTGGCTGATCGTGATAAAAGCAGCGGATCGTCCTTCTGCAGCCATAGCGTGACAAGCTGCAGCAGATATATGGCTTTTCCCTAGTCCCATGCTGCCTGCAAATAAAATCCCCACAGGCTTTTCTTTTCTTGCTATAATTGTTTTAACTAACTTTTGCGCCTTGTCCAGTGCTTCTTCTTGTGACGGATAAGCAGGATCTGGCTCATAATTATCAAAGCGCGCTGCCAGCTGGTCTTCGTTCATTGTGCTGAACAATGCCAGTTTATCAGCGGCTTTTCTTTTTTGCATGTCATTATAATTTACAAGTGATTCTTTGCCATTTTTATTGTCTTCACATTTTGTGCAGCTGCCTTTTACTTCTTTCCAGCTGCCATCCGGCTGCCGCCTTTCCACAATGCCGATTTTATGACCACATTCGCCGATCATATCCCCTTTGTTTCTATAGCCGCGCCTTTCTTCGATCATTCGCATTAAGCCGCTTTCTGCTATTGCTTCGCTAATATGTTGCATGATTCATTCGCCCCTTTCTAAAATGTTAGATCATCATAATAACTTTCCGGCACTTCATTTGTGCCGCGCCTTGTGGCAAAGTTTCGCGGATCCTTTCTGCTGTTGCCTTCCGTCCCAGTTTTCTTTCTCTCTTGTTGCCATTGTGCCGCACTTTGCGTCTTTTTGTCAAGTGTAGTTATACCATTTTGCAAGTTATTGCGACAAATTTCAAAAAAATATTTCGCCGGATTGCTGCGGCTGCCTTCTGCTGCTTCGTTAAATAAAGCAGTTAAAAGATCCAGATCCATTTGCTGCGAAAATTCTCTGATCGCATTTATTTGCGTTCTATTTGCTTCCAGTCTTTCCGTTAAAAACTCTTTTTCAAACCGATCTAAAATATATTTAAAAGCTGTTGAAAAAGTATTGACTATTGACTGCGGCTGTGATATTTTCTGCTGCTCTTTAAGATCTTTTTCTTTAAGATCTTTTTCTTTAAAAGATTTATTATTAATAATGGTCGGATCATTTATCGGATCATTTATCGGATCACTTATCGGATCACTAAAACGCTGCAGCCCTTGTGGCTCTAAGGATCGTATCGGATCATTTATCGGATCATTTATCGGATCATTTATCGGATCAAAAGTCTTATTTATCGGATCAGCTGTCGGCTGTATTCCTTGCGGCTCTAAGGCTGGTATCGGATCAACGACTGCATTTTTTGCGTAAAAATCAGCTAGATCCAGCACTGTAAATATCGTTCCTATAGGCTTTGTGCTTTTGCCATAAAAAGCATTTTCTTTCTTGATTAGTTCCATTTCTTCAAGCTTTGCGATCTCACGCTGCACGCCTGCTTTTTTTAAATCCAGTCCGACTTCTTTATTTATTCCTTCTGCGATTAATTCTGCAGACGATATATATTGTCCGAAAGTCAAAGTAATTTCATATTTTTTCTTAAAATTTGTTATATGTTGCTTTTTCCAGACACAATGGTGCGACAAAAAATCATATACAGCCAGCGTTTTATAATTTTTGATCTTTATTTTTATATCTCTGTCTATTGGATATTTTCCGCTGCTGCTCATTGATCTTTTATCCTCCCTATTTCACTAGATAGCTGGATCCTAGCCTAGTTGTCCAAATTTTTATAATCAGATCATTTATTTCAAGGTTTTTTATGGCTCGCTGCGCTGTGGCTCGCGATACATTATGTTTTTTTGCTAATTCTGCAAGTGACGCCCAGACTTGCCTTCCCATTGCTTGCTTTAAAAATTCGATATATATTTCAATTTCTAGCGCGCTGCAATTTTCTAGTTTTGATTCGTCTATTAAGATTGTTTCACGATCACGCGGCAGCGGATCCAGTCCAAAATATTCTAAAAGTCCATAACTATCGAAAAGATCAATTGTGTTATAAGCTTCATGCTGATAGATAAAAGCGTGCCTTTTTCGCGGTTCTGGCTGTATGTCTTTTAATTGAATTAATGCCATTTTTTGTCCTCTCCCTTTGTTTCAAACTGTATCACAATGTATAATTTAGCAGATTGCAGCCCAGCTTGTCAAGCTTGTGTCGCAAATAGATATAAAAAAAGCAGCCATTATTCGGCTGCTGTTGTGTCTTCTAATATTTCATATTCTGGCTCGATATATTCCGGCTCGCTTTGTATGTCCGCGCGCACTGTGCCATCATACGCCATAAATTCTTTGTTTTCGATTTCCATTGGAAGCCATGTCATAAGCTGATGTAAGACTGTCTTTTTTGCCATGCTTTCAAAGTGCTGCCCCCAGACTGAATTTTTTTCCCAGCCTTTTGATTTTTTATATTTATAGTCGCTTGAAAATTTATCTCTGTGCGCTTCGATCTGCGCTTTGCTCATGTAGTACCATAAGCAGCCGCCATTCTGCAAATGTGCGATCGCATAAAAGCCGCGCACTTCTTCTGTCGGTTCTTCTGACTGCTCATGTTTCAAGTATGGCTGCGATCCATTGTCCATCTTAAAAATATCATTCGCATAGACTGTGTGCGCTTGTATGCTTATTATACGCGGTGATCTGTAAGCTAGATCTATATAACCTTTATAGCCGATTATAAGCTGCACTTGATCTTTATAAGGCACTAGATAGCAGCTGCCTAAAAGATCCGGCTCTAGCCCCAGCTGCGCGGCTTGAAAGACACTTCCTATAATGCTGTTAGGATTGCAGTCCAAAAGCGCCGGATTTTTGCGGCAGGCTGTCAAAGTCACGCGCGCGATTCTTTCCGGCGTGATCGTTGCTGGCAGCACTTTTTTAAGTTCGTTTGCTGATCTTTCAAAAAGATTATTAAGCTGCTTGAAAGCCAGCTGTCTGCGATCTGCAGGCGCTGTCTGTGGCGCCTGCTGCTTGTTTTGGATTGCGTTCTGTAGTTCTGCTGTGTTTGCTGTCTTTGCCATGTTTATTTCCCCCTAGTATCTTATAGCCCTTGTCGGCTTGAATGTTGTAAATTGATCTTTCGCTGCTGTCCATTCTCTGAAAAGCTTTGGATATTTTGCAGCCAGCGCCTTTTCATCAAAGCTGCGCCTGTTTTGAATATTCCAGTTTACATAATAGGATCCAGCTTTTGCTGCTGTGGCGCCTGCCTGTCCTATTTTGTCTTTGAAATAGTTGTCAATAGCATTGATCTGCGCTTCTAGTTCCTTTTTCTGCTGCTGCAGGATCTCGCGCATTTCTACTTTTTCGGCGTCCGCGTCCGGCAGATCCACGATCAAGTCTTTGTCTGCTTCTGTGTAGCTTTCTAGCAGCAGCTTTGCCGCGTCTTCTGATCCGTCTATGGCTGGCATTGTTCCGTCCAGTACATGCTGCCAGAAGTCTGCTGCTTGCTTTTCTATGTCCGCGATAATAGCTTCATTACGTTCTATAATCCAGTAATCAAAGTCCACGCCGCCGATCAGCACAGCCATGAAAGCTTTCTGATAGCCAGTGATCATCAAATAATATTGCACTTGCGCCATGTATTCTTTTGGCACGCTGTCGCCTTCCCAATATTTCCGCATGTTGTAATTAGATGTTTTACATTCCAGCACTGCGCGCGATCCGTCCGGCAGGATCACTTCCCTGTCGATATTCGCATATAAATAGTCGATTGTGTCATGCTGCAGGATCCAGTTATTTTTGCGCACTTTGTAGCCTGTTTCTTCTGCGAATAATTCAGCGACTATCGGCTCTAATTTGTTGCCCATGCGTACTGCTGGCTTATCGCTTATGTCTTCACGCTGCACTGCGCCTGTAAGTTCTGACCAAAGGCGGCGCGCGCTTTTATATTTATTGATTCCCAGCGCGGCTGCTATGTCTGATCCGCCCAGTCCTTGCTGCTTTTGTCGGTAGTCCTGCCACTGCTTCTGCGTCCATTTCGCATAATTTGCGACTTTTCTTGCCATGTTTTGATCTCCTTTTGAATAAAGTTTATAAAGCTTTCTTTTCTGGCAGCTGATCCATGAAAAATTTAGACATGTCAAAGCCATAATATGTCGCGATCTTTAAAGCCAGCTTTCCAGAAGGATTTCTGACGCCATTTTCAATCTCGAAAAGATAATTATGTGAAATGCCGATTTCTGCGGCAGCCGCGCGCCCAGTCAAATTGCGCTCTTTCCTTAATTCTTTTAGCCATTCTCTTTTCATTCGTTGCACTCCTTTTGTGTCGCTCGCTGCGACTTTATGAATTTAGTTTACCATCTATTTGCGACCATGTAAAGCACAAATAATGGAAATAGCGCACTAGCTGCATATAAAATGCTTTACATATTGCGACTATGCGCGTAAAATATTGATCATACAAAGAAAGGAATGATTTAAAATGACTTTTCAATTAACGATTTCCCCAGCCGTTTTAAATCAAATAGACTTTGATAAAGAGATCAAGCTACACGAAAGACTGCGATCCCTGCGTGAAGAAAAAGATTACACAATGGAAGAAGTCGCAGAAAGGATCAATGTTAAACGCCAGACATATAACGGATATGAAGCGCCGCCGGAAAAAAGCTATCACAGATCGCCTTCTTTTGAAGTGCTTGTGCGCCTTGCTAGTCTGTATAATGTTTCGACTGATTATCTAATAGGCGTCACAGATAACCCAGCGCCGCGCGTTGCTGCTTTGGACGTTATGGATATTCTGAAAAAAGACAAAAGCATGGATAAGCCTACAAAAAGCTTTGTAGAAGCAAAGATCCTGCAGCTAATAAATGAATACACTGTGCCAGCAGTGTGATAAAAAGCGCTGAAAGGCGCTTTTTTATTTGTTCTTTGCTTCGATCATTTTAATGACTTTGGCTTCAAATTCTGGATCCACGCTGATTTCCGCCGCCAGTTCCTGCAGCGTGCTTGTTTTAATTTCCTCAAATAAGCCAGTTTCTTCGATCGCGCGCGCGGATCGCAAAAAAGCTTCAAAGATCGGATCCGTTTTTTTCATAGGTTCACCATTTATTTTTTTCATGCTCATTGCACTTCCTTTTCCACTATTTTTGCCAGAAAAAAACATTTATAAAAGGGTGATCACATGCTGCTAGGTTCTTTTTTAAAAGAATATAACCGCCGAAAAGATCAAAAAGATTCATTCCGGCAGATCTGCCGCGAAAATGGCTTGTCCTATAAAAAAGTGCAGCCATACTTAAAACAATTAGGCTTTACATTTGATCAGAAAATAAAAGAATATGTGCTGGCGCCAGAAAATGAGCCGGAAAGGGAAGAAATAATGCAGCTGGATCTGAAAAGCTTTAATGCAGCATATAAGCAGCGGCAGCAGAAAGAAGACACAGCAGCCGATCAGCAGACACAGGCTGATCAAGCAGAAAGCCTGCAGCTTGAAAGCAGCGATCATGTGCAGCGGCAGTCCGGCGCGAATATCAGCGAATTAATGGCAGCCCAGCTGTTTGATATTGTGGATCTATTACAGCAGATTAATGGAAAGCTGCCTGCAGCTGATCAGATCGCAGCAGCTGTGCAGCAGCCGGATCCAGTCCATGAAGCGCCGCTGGCTTTTGAGATCCACAGGATCAGCCAGCAGCTAAAAGCCAGAAAGACGATCAATATTAGCAGCACTTGTGCAGGCTGGCTGGATTCATACAGCACGACAAAAGGCTTTCACATTGGTGATCTTGTCACGCTGGCAGTCATGCAGCTAAAAGAAAGGATTGATCCAGAAAATGAATAGAGCAGAAAGAAGAAGACAAGATCGGCTTATAGAAGCAAAAGTGCAGCACTTGCAAAAGACGCGCGATTTTAGCCGCTTTGAGGATCCAAAAGTGCAGCAGCTAATGAAAGAAGTAATAGATAATACAGATAAATATTTGCAAGAAAATGAAGTCGTGCAGGATCCCTGCTATTATTGCGGCGACACACAAAGCCCAGCTTTCGTGATCAAAGAAAGAAATGATCAGATCATTTGCGTGCATTGCAGCGCGAAAGGCGTTGGAAAGTATGACACAAGCTGGCAAAGGAAATAATATTTTTTAGGGTTTACCCATTCTCTAAACCTCTCTTGTTTGAAAGTAAATTGTCATGTTCGCGGTGGTTTACATTTCTCCTTTCAAAGTTTAGATCGAAAAAAAGCGGCGCCTTAATTGGTTGCCGCTTCTTTTCGTTTTACTTTGTATTGTCCTTTTCCTTTGATCAGATCTTTTTTATAGTCGTCACTGTTGAAAATGCCTTCTGGATATTTTTTCAGCCAGCTTTCGATCTCGCGCTTTGTCGGCGTCACTGTCTGCAGCTTATTTCCGTCACATTTAAAGCATGTTGTCCCAAAGCGTTCACAATAGCTATAATGTCCAGATCCGCCACAGCGCGTGCATGGCTTATTCCAGCCCATAAGATACACAGCGCGCATGGCTTTTGATCTTAATTTGTCCGGCGAAAATATCTTTTCTATGTTGTTTATATATTCATTTCTCAAAACGTCTTTTCCGTAAAGCGCCCAGATTAATTTTTGTTCCTTTTCCTCTAGTCGCTGCCATTGTCTACACCAAAGATTTTTCTTATAAGCGATCATGTCTGTAAAGACGCGCTTTTTTTCTCCTAGATTTCCATAATTGATAGAAGCGCCGATCTTGAAAAAGTCGTCCCCTTCGTATCTGCGCCATTCAAGCTGTCCGTTTGTATAATCTACTATTACAGTTTCGATCGGTTTAATTACTGCTGACATGTTTTCGATCCCCTTTTTCTTGTTTTTGTGATCCTTACATTTATTATTATACTCTTTTGGTCGCAAATTGCAAGAAAAAGTTTAAAAAAAGCACAAAAAAAGCAGCAGATCGCTGCCGCTTAAAAAGTGATCACTTTTTCAATTCTGTAGACGTTGCCGCCAGTCTTTTTGCTGGCTGCTGGCAGCAGCTGCTTGTCCGCGTCTTCGTATGTTGTAAAGCGTTTTGCTGCCGCCAGACTATCTGCCCAGTCGTCCCCTTCTGTTAAAAATTTCGGCTTTCCTGTGCCTGTGTAGCCTGTGACTATTACAAAAAATGTGATCATTATTTTGCCCCCTTAATTTGTTGCACTTGCTTGTCCAGATCCGCTGCCAGCTGCAGGATCATGTCTAGCAGCTTTTTATATTCCGGCGCTACACATGAAAAAGATCGCAGCTGCTGGATCTTTGACTGCAGCTTCCTTTCTGTCTTCATATGCTCGCTGTAAAGCTTGTTTAGTTCGATTTGTGTTGTTTTCATTAAAAAGCCCCCATCAAAGCAAAGTTAAAAGCTTCAAGCAGCGCTTTTTCCTTGTCTTCTTCTTCAAAGTCATATTCACTGCAGACATAAAGATCAAAGCTGCCATAAGCCGGACATACAATAAAAGTAAAATTGTGAAAGTTATTTTTTACGATCGGCGCGATCTTGTTTATTTTCGCTTTTGCTGCAAATTCGCTGCCAGTGTTATAAATTTTAATCTGTGTCATGTTGGTGATCTCCTTTTAAGTTATTGCCGCGCCTTTCTTCGTCCATTGCGCGATCAAGCCTTTTGATAGGCTGTGTCCTTACCACTTCTTAATAATATCATTTTTGGTCGCAAATAGCAATACTTTTTGATAAAATAATTTCAGTCTGCAGCAAAAAAATAGATCCTACTTTTTTGGTAGGATCCAGCTGTTGCCATGCTTTGCGATATATGCTTTTAATTCTTCTGCTTCTGTCATTACTGGCGCCGCTGCAGCTTCTTTTCCCAGCCATTCGCGGATCCCTTTTTCTGTTGTAAAGTGTTTTTCTTCGCCTGCGTTGTTTGTTACTGTCCAATTCCCAGACCAGCCCTTGCGCACGCCTGCTTTTTCTTTTGTGTCTGCAAAAATAATATCTCCGATACAATAAAGCACTGATCCGTTTTCCTCATGGTATTTAGTAGTTTTTAAAGTGATTTTTCTCATTTCGTTTTCCCCCTTGATTAGCTTATAATTTATTATACCATTTTGGTCGCAAATTGCAATACTTTTTTTAAAATATAAATAAAAAAAGACGCGATCCGCCGCGTCTAGCCATGTTGTCCCTTTCTGCCTGCCTGCAGATCCTGCAGCTGCTGCCGCCTTTTGCTGTTTAGGATCCGCAAAGCTTCCAGCCGATCGCACAGCCTTTCTATTTCCCTGCTGATCTGCTCGATCTCATTCTGCAGCGTTTTTTCGTCCATGCTTGATCCCTCCTTTTTAAAATTATATGAAATAAAAAAGCTGCCGGATCTAGTCCAGCAGCGTTTCGCGTACCATGCGGATTTCGCCTTCAAGCTTTTCAAAAGCTTTGCGCGTTACCTTGTATTCATTCCAGCCGATCTTGTAAGCGATCCGATCTGCGCTGATATAATTTTTTGGATCAATTTTACCCATGAAAGTGATCCCACGCCCTTTAAGTTCTAGCGGCGTTGTAATGTATTGATATTTATAGTCATATGACGCCTGCACTTCTGCGTCATAAAATCTGTGATCCGGCTTTACTTCTTTCATTTCTGGACAATATGCAAATGTTGGCATGTGTGTGATCCCCTTTATATAAGTTATTTGGCAGCTGATCTGCCCTACAAATATATAATATCATTTTTGGTCGCAAAATGCGATAATCAAAATATGGTAAATTTGCATTTCGCTGGATCGCCTGCTATTATGGATCTAGGATCTTTTGTTATCGCCGACACGATACCAAAAGAAAAGCAGCTTTTGATCTAGTCGCGTTTTCCGTTGCGGGTTTGGCGCGTAAGAGATCAGCAGCTGCTTTTTTATTTTATTCTATGATCCTGCCGCCCCACATAAAGCGGCTTTTCGTCCAGCTTCCATTCAGTGTAAAGATCTGCACGTCTTTGCCAGTCCCCAGACTGCTGATCCAGCTTTTCTGTCCATTGTAGACGCCCATATAAATGCCCACATGTGACACTTTGCCTTTATCCCCAAAAAACATAAGATCCCCTTTTTTGAGGTTCGCCAGTCCGTTTACGCGCGTGCCTGTTGTGGCTTGTTCCCAGCTGACGCGCGGCAGCTGCACGCCTAGTGCTTCTGAAAAGATATAATGCGTCCATGCGCTGCAGTCCGCCTTGTATGGCACTTTTGAAAAGTCATTGCCGCCATATACATATTTAGTCACTGGCTTTAATGCCAGCGCTAATTCCACGACTTTATTAGCTGGCGGCGTATCTTCTATGTTTACTTTCTGTCCTATGTAAAGCTTATTAGGATTTGTGATCTGTGGATTTAATTCCAGCAGCCTAGAAAAATACATGTGTTCATCTTGTGCGATCCGCCAAAGGCTGTCGCCCTTTTTAACGATATGCTGCGCCGCTGCCAGCTGTGCGCCTGCTGTAAGCATGCAGAAGGCTGCTGCAGCTGCTGTGATCTTTTTAAGCATGGTTTACACTCCTTTTGTGGTACAAAAAAAGCCAGCGCTGCTGCTGGCTTTCTCTGTTAGTAGTAGGTGATCAACTATGGCTTCTAACGGTTCTGTTGGACGAGAAATCACAAAACGCGCCCATAAAATAGAAAAGCCCACACACACACAGTCATTTTATGACTACACAAATATTATCGGCTGCGGATCGGATCTTATACAAAGAAAAAAAGGCAGCGCTTATGCGCGTGCCTTCCATTCTTTCCGCCATTCGCCCAGCTTGTCTTTAGACACGCGATCGCGTATGTGCAGCATTTCTTCTTCTGCGCTTTCTTTCTCTATGATCAGATAGTCACGCATATATTTGATTGTGTGTAAAATTTCCGCGTTATTTTCAGCAAAGCAATATTCCATATAAGATTCGTGATTTTCGCTGATCATTTTTTCAAGTGCTTTTACCTTTACGATTAATTCAAAATATTGATCTTTTAAGCTGATTGTCATAATTTCCATGTTGTTTGTCCCCTTTGTTTGTTTGATTTGTTGTGTTCCTTACCACTCTTTTATAATAACACTTTTGGTCGCAAATTGCAAGACTGTGTATAAAAAATGTCGCATGGTGAATAATGGTAATGCCTGTCTAACTCTTGTTAAATGATTCATTGTGATTCCCCCTATTTTTCTTATAGATAAATAAAGCCGGATCTGCTGCTGCAGTCCGGCGCTTTTTTTATTCTTCGTTTTCCATTTCGATAAGATCCTGCAGCCTAGCTTCCACGCGATCTGGATAGTCTTCATGCTCGCTATTGTCAAAGTAAAAAGTCAATTCGTCCATATATTCGTCAAAGCTGCAGATCCTGCCTTTTTCTTCTGTAATCTGATCCATAAAGTCCACGATCGCTTCTTTGATCCAGTCGATCCGCTGCTGCTGCTTTTCAAGATCTTCTGCGATCCGATCTTGCAGCGCGTCCCATTCCATTTGCTCGCGTCTTAATTCGTCTATAGTGTAGCCCATTTATTTGTCCCCTTTCGATTGTCCTTACACTGCCAAAGGCAGCCGCCCTGTGTGGACGCCTGCCGGATCTCTTAATAATTTACTTTGACATAGCTTTCAGCCAGATATTTTAAAAAGTGATTAATATTTGCATTTACAAAGTCAAGCTTTCTTAATTGTGCCGCGATTTGTTCTTGCTCGCGCTTTGGCGCTTCTTGTATTAATGTGATCACAAAGTCTGTGTCAATGAAGTGCATTTCTTCGTTGTGTTCAATTTCCCACATTTCATAAGGCAGCTGCTTTTCCTCAAAGAATACTGATAAATATTTCATTGTTGTCATGTTGTCGATCTCCTTTGTGTGTTTGTTGTTTGTTCCTTACAAGATCTATATTATCAGTTTTGGTCGCAAATAGCAATAAGAAGTTATTTCCAGCGCTGCAGATCGTTTAAGCTGGATATTATAATTTATAAGCGCGTGACTTCCTCCCATGCGCGGTACTCATGGACGAATATCTCCCAAGCAGTTAAAAAGCCGCTGTCGGTATGTGCAGCGGTTCTTTTTTATGGACGCAAAAAAGGCAGCTGCATTTTATCGCCAGACCAAATTCGTCAGAAAAAAGATGGCGTGCAAGCTGCCTGCAGCGGATCCCCACAAAGGCGAAAGGATCCGGCTGCCAGTGATCGCGGCAAAGTCCAGCAGCGCCCATTCTTTTGCGCTTCGCTTCGCTACACTGTTTTTACAAGTAAACTTATTCACTAGCTGCATTATTGACCGATCTTTAAGCTTTCATAAGCTTGATCAATAATTTTTTCTATTGTCATATATTTTGTGATCGTTTTAAAAGTCCGGCGCGCGTTTTCTTCTTGCTGCAGCCGCTGCCGGATTTCTTCTAGCTTTTTAATATGCTCTTTGCTGATCTTTGCATTTAGTGCCTGTCTAGCTGGTGCGCCAAAGTTCGCCACGCTGCTGCCCCCTTTCTTTTTATCCTGCATGATCATATCTTGTCCCAGACAAAAAGAAAGCAGCAGCTGGCGCCTGCTGCTGCTTAAAACAACTAGATAAAGCATACTAGATCCCAGCACAATAGGTGTCAAACCAAAAGATAAAACAAGCAGATAAAAATAGAGAAAATTTGATCCGGCTTTAATAAAAATCAAGTAAAGCTTTGTTTTCTTGTCTTGATACGATCCGCGCATGATACCCATTTTTAAAAAGTATTCTTTGCCTGCGTCTGGCAGCTTCAAGGGTTTTGAAAATTTCGATTTCCGCCTTTCCGTTGCGATCCGTCCATTTCACTTCGTACAATAGCGATCCCCCCAGCGCGCTTATTTGGATCTGTAAAAAATATGCAGCAAATAACTTGTCTTATGACGCAAAAAATAATAAAAAATGAATGTTCTTTTCCCAGATAAAAGAACATTCACAAAAACGCTACAAACCGCGCCATTACTGCATTTGTGGGCTGTTGTACTAGATTTTAAAAAATAGTCCTTTTTCTAATGTTCTTAATCTAGTAAAATAGCATATATAAGCACATTGAAAGGCGGCGATAAAATGCCATATGTTTATCCGATCAAAAATCGGAAAAAAATTGAAGACATGCGAAAGATCCTTGCTTATAATTCCAGTCGTGACGAATTGCTTTTTCTTTTGGGAATAAATACAGCTTTTCGGATCAGCGATCTGCTGCGGCTCAAATTTTCGGATCTTTACGATCAGAAAGGCAGACCGATCCAGAAGCTTTATGCTTACAAAGAAAAGAAAACAGGAAAGCTTAAAAGCCTGCCCATGCCAGCCAAAGTCGAAAAGGCTTTAAAAGAATATGTAAAAGCTTTTCCAGACTGGCAGCCAGACGATCCGATCTTTCAAAGCCGCAAAAAAGATGGCAGCAAAGGATCCGGCGCGATCAGCAGGCAGCAGGCGCAAAGAATATTGATTGCAGCTGCAGAAAGTGCAGGCATAAAAGATCCGATCGGCACGCATACGCTGCGCAAGACTTTTGCCTATATGCTTTATAAAGAAACTGGCAATATTGCCCTTGTTATGAAGCTTTTAAATCACGATAGCCAAAGCGACACGCTGCGATATATAGGAATAGAACAAGAAGAAATGGACGCGGCAGTGCTTAACTTAAATTTAGGATAGGAGATCAGCCCACATGCTCACAGACGTTTTAAGTCCATTAGTACAAGGCATATTGAAGCTAGAAGAAGAAAACGAAAGGCTGCAGCAGGAAAATGAAAAGCTGCGGCAGGATCTGGACGCGATCGCCAGCCTGCGGCACGAAAATGAAGTGCTGCGGCGTCAAAATAAAGATCTGCAGCAAAGTAAACATAAAATGTTTGAAGCTATGCAGCGCTTTTCCAGCTGCATGCGCGAAAATTCAAAGATCTTTGAAGAAAATTATTTAAAAGGTCATAAAGAAGAAAATTACTTCAAGGAAAAGGCGTGATCTTATGGAAAGTTATTTATTAATGGATCTGGAAAGATCGGTGCTGTCCGGCGTTGTCCATTACTGGAAAGGAAATAAACATGGATATACTGCGGATCCGAAAGAAGCTGGCGTCTTTATAGCCGAAAAGGCAAAAGAGATCTGCGCGGCGGATATTGACAAAAAAACTATTTTGATTCCGGCTGCAGCTGTTTATAAGCTGCTGGAAAGGCTGTGATCCTTTGCGTGACTTTGAAAGCCATATGTTTTATGGATCCGCTGCATATCGGCAGCAGCAGCTGATCAGATACTGGCTGCGCAAAGAAGCTGAAAGCTGCAGATTTTTTCTGTGGACAAATTACTGCATAGCCCCCAAAATAGAAAGAAAAACAGAAAAGAAGTGATCCACTGTGTCGGTGAATGTGATCGGAGAATATAGAAAAGCGTATTTAAAAGAAAGGATCAGCGGCGCGGATCCGGCAGCTGCGCACGATCTGGCGCTGGATAATGTTTATTTGCAGCTGATCCAGTTTTCAGCTATAAACTTTCAGCCAGTAAATGCAAAAGCTGTGCAGCTGATCAAAGATCTGAAAACAAATCCGCACTTTCAGCAGCTGCTAGAAGAAATAATGGAAAAGCCTGTGGACGATCAAAAAGATTATTTGCGGCAGATCGCCAAAGTGCCAGCGCTGCGCCTAGTTAAATAAAAGCATGGTCAAGATCTTTGCAAATAGTTCTATAAGCTGCGTCAAGCAGACATATAAATAATGTCCCAGCATGCCAATGACGATCCCAAAGATCCAGACTATTAAAAAATCCCTAACATTCATAAAAGATCCCCTTTCCATTGAAAAAAGCGCACTTGCTCAAGGTGCGCTTTTTCCTTTCGTACATTCGGAGTGAATACCACATGGCAAAAGTATCCAGCAGCGTCTGTGTAGCCATTTTCTGTGTGTGAAAAGAAGCTAATCTATTTTAAAACAAAAGCGCGGCTTTGCAGCTGCGCTTCTGTTGTGTTATTATATTGCTTTTTCTTCGGCTTTCTTATTATTGGATTCCTTTTCCTTTTCGACTTCCGCCGCGATCGTTGCCAGCCAAAGCTGGCGGCTTGCGTATTCTTTTAAGTATTTCCATTGATCCTTCACAGCTGCGCGCACTGCGCTGTAAAAGCTGCCATAAATTCGATATTCGCTATCCATGATCATAATTGTTTCTTCTATGTCGTCTTTGCTGATCTGCCAGTCAAATTCAAGTTCTGCCATTTCTTTGATCTCGCTGATCACATGCTTTGCAGTGTATAGATCCCAGTTTTTGCTTTCTTGTAATAATGCCATTTTTATGATCTCCTTTTTAGTCGCGTTTTGATTGCCTTACAAGATCTATTATAGCCTATTTGGTCGCAAATTGCAATAGATATGTAATAAAAAAGCAGCAGACTTATTTTGCCGCTGCCGCTTTTTCTTCTTCCTGTTTTTTTAAAAATTTCTTTGTTGCTTGAATGTGGAAAGCTGCCAGCTGCGCTTGTTCCTGCTCGATCGCTTCTAGCTGTTCAGCTTTCTGCCAGTCCGCGCGCGTCCATGCTATTTTGCGATAGCCTTCTGTCCCTTCCAGCACTTCTTCGATCTTGTTTTCTTTTACTAAGATCTTTCGCCCTGTTCTGTAGCTGATCAGAATATCTTCCCCACTTTCGTGCAGGATCTTTTCTACTGGATCGCCTTTTTGCAATAAACGCCGCCCCCTTATTTCATTTCGCTGATTTCTAAGCGTATTTTGAATTTATGCGGTTCGTCTTCTAAAAATGACGCGTATTTCATAAGTTTAGTCGCAAGCTGCGCGGCGTCCATTGTTTCATTTAAGGCGAAAAGCGCGCCCTGCGGCGGATCCTGCGGCTGCGGCGCTGGCTCGCTGTGCTGTGCTGCCATAGCTGCAGCCAGATCTTTGATCGCTGTTAAAATTGGATCAGATAACTTTTTTTCTTCTTCCGGCTGCGCTTCTGCCACTTCTGCAAATTCTAACAGGCTCATTTTAGGCGCTGCGGCGATAGCCACTGCTTTTCCTGCGCGTTCCTGTTTTTTCTTGTGACGTTCGCTGCTGCCGCGCGGCGCTCTTTTTTCGACTGTTACGCCCAGCCGATCAAATTCTTTATAAATATTATAATCATTAAAGCCCAGCGTTTCTTTGATAGCTTTTACACTATGTACTTTCCGCCAGTGTTCCATAGCTTGTCTTTTCTTTTCTTCTGATAGTTCATCATATTGACTGCGTGATAAAATCTGATCCCATAAGCTTGTCACTGTGATTTCTCCTGCCCTTGTGTATTCTTTTCTTTCTTCGGCAGACATAAAATCTGTAGGGAACATATGCCCAGACTTTCGTCTGCCATTTGTTTTGCTGCGCATTAAATCTTTTTGCGCTCTTTTCTCTTTGACTTCCAGATCGAAAATGGATTCCATAGATTATCGCCTGCCTTAACTCTATTATAAATTAAGTTGATATAATCTTCTACAAATTGCGGCAAATTTCCTTCTTTATTCTGCGATTTCTTCCAGTTCCATTTTTAATCTGTAGCCCAGTGCGTCCCTTTTGACGTGCGCTTTCGTGTGTTCCATAAATTCCAGCAGCTGCTGCGGATCGCCGCTAAAAGAGATCGCCCAGCTGCTTGTTTGCTTTTTTGGATCGCCTGCCAGCTTCTGTCTTCTTTGTACTGGCTTTCGTTCTTTTGTTTGGATCCCTAGTCTTTCTAATTCTTTGTAATAGTCGCCTTGTGACCAGCCCAGTGCCTTAAAAACGTCCATAGTCGTTATTTTAGGATCTTGCCGCCATGCTTCCAGCAGCTGCTTTTTTTGATAGTCATTCATGCGCTGATAGTGTTCTAATTTTAAATACCTTGAAAAGCTTTGCCTGTCTGTCTGTCTTATTTCTGATTCATTGAACATTTTTTAACACTTCCCTGCACTTGAAAAATGATTCTGTTTCGATCTGATCCAGCACGCCCAGCACTTCTGTAAATACTTCGCTACTATTCGGATAGTGCTTGTCCAGATCCTTTTCTTCACATTCTTCTAAAAAATTGATCATTGCGATCTTTAAAGCCAGCGCATTTTGCCAGATCGCGTTGTGATCGTCAATAAATTTATAAATAATTGGATTTTCCTGCTTGATCTTTGCGCGGATCTTTTCCGCTTCGCATTTTTGGCACATGTTTTCGATCTCCTTTGACTATATACTTTTGTTCACTGTCGCTATTAGCGATCAGATTTTATCAGCTTTACCTTTTTTTTTAGAAAATAAACGCCACTTTTGCTGCAAAAGGCAAAGAAAAAAGGCACAGCATGCGCTGCGCCCTTCTGTTGGTTGTATGTGTAAGGATCAACCATCAAACAAACTTATTTCAAAAAGAGATCTATTACAATATACCACATGCAGCAAAAAAGTAAAACATTTTATTTAAAATATTGCATTTTGCCTATATAATAATATTGATCAAACAAATGAAAAGAGGTTTTTTATGGAGATTTTAAAGCTGCCACTGTCAAAACATTATGTATTAGTTACACAGCATGGATTTTCTACTTTTATGATCTGCGATCCACATAATTTTTTAATGCAAGATATTCCGCTGCAGCACTGCTTGCATGTTTTACAGAATGATCAAACAGACCGCGCCACGATTAATGCCACTAATGCTTTTTTGGATCGGTTCAAGTTTAATGCTATGAAATTCTTTGGCAGTCCGATCCTGCATAGCTTCACTTTTAAAGAAGCGGT